ATGACCCGCCCGGACGACTTGTGGGCGATGGTGCTGCGCCGCCAGGGCGGCCTGCTGGCCTCGGTCGCCCAGTACCCCGCGGATCCGACCTTGAACTGACGGATGTGTACTATTGCCCGGTGCCCGGATGTCGCCGGGCGCGTGGGGCCGTGGCGCAGCTGGTAGCGCACCACACTGGCAGTGTGGGGGTCAGGGGTTCGAGTCCCCTCGGCTCCACCCGCATCGTCGCAGGTCAGAGCATATGGAGCGGCCCCCGGGTGTCGACCTGGGGGCCTTCTCGTTGGGGTCGTTGTTGGGGTCTCAACCTGCCGTCTGCCGCGGGACCAACCTGCCGGCCCGTTCGGTGGCCTCCCGGCCGCGGACTTCCAGCAGATGCCCGTAGGTGTCGGCCGTCACCCGGACACTGCTGTGGCCCAGCAGCTTCGCCACCACGGTGATCTCCTCACCCGCAGCGATCAACGCCGACGCCCTGAAATGCCGCAGACTGTGCAACTTCGCCGGAGGCAGGCCATGCCGCCGAGCCAACCGGCTGAACGTCCGCGTCACAAACTCCGGAAGGTACGGCTGGCCATCCTCCCTCGTGAACACCCACATCCCCGGGTCGCAGTAATCCTCACCGAGCGCCAGCCGCTCCTGCAGCTGCTGCCGCTTCCAACGACGCAACACCCCCACCGTCGGCAGGTCCAACCACACCACCCGGACACCGGCTTTCGTCTTCGTCCCCTCGTGGACCACCACCCCGCTGCCGCCCGGGGACCACAACGGCACCCGCTGCCGGGCCACCGACAGCCGAGCACCAACCAGGTCGACGTCCCGCCACTGCAACCCGAGCAGCTCACCGCGCCGCAGCCCCGTATGCGCCCCGGCCATGAACAATGGGTACAGCCGGTGACCCTGGGTGGCATCCAGGAACCGGCCGACCTGCTCCGGTGACCACGGCTCAACCCGCGGCTGCTCACGTCTCGGCAACACCGCGTTACTGGCCGGGTTCCGAAGTAGCAGCTCATCTTTCACCGCGGCCCTCAGACACCCCGACACCACCGCGTGCAGCCGGGCGACCGTCGCAGCCGACAACCCACCGGCCCGCAGCTCCCGGTACAGCGCACTAAGATCACTGCCGCGGAGTTTGGACAGCCGGCGGTCACCCAACCGCGGCAGCAGATGGGTCCGGGCCATCTGCTCGTAGGTCGCAGCCGTGGTGTCGGCCAGCTCCCGGGTGACCAACCACCTCGGGAACCACACTGCCAACGTCACCCTGCCCGCGTCGACGCCTGGGAGCGTCCCCTGCCTGTGCCGGTGTAGCAGCCCCAGCCGCGCATCCGCGGCCTCCTGCGCCGTGGGGAACCCACCTTTGGTGTGCCGCTGCCGCCGGCCGTCCTTCGCTGCCACCTCCACCATGTACGCCCAACGGTGGACCCTGCACCGTTCCGGTGGGCAGCCCGGCCGGCACCGCTGGTAGACCCCGGTGTGGCGGGGGTGCCGCCGGTTCACTCGGCACCGACCAGGACGTACGAACCGGGGGCGGCGGTCTTGGTGTCGCCGCCGCGGGTTTGGTAAGTCGCGTGGCCGGACGGTGCGATCGAGGCGTTGTCATAGGACCAGCGGCCGAGTTTGATGGTCGCGGTGACCGGCTGCGGCTCGGCTGGCTTGGTGGTCTTCCGGGTCTTCCGGTTGGCGATCCGGGCGGCCTTCGCAGCGATGTCGTACCGCAGGCCGACCATTGCGGCCGCCTCGACCGGGGACACCGGAGCGCCACCGTTGCGGCTGACCCACCGGTCCTCGCGCTGCATCGCCACAAGCCAGCTCGCCCAACGGGCGTCGTGGCCTTGCCGGAAGGTGCGCTTCGTGCTCTCGGTGCAGCCGGTCCCGTTGCTGTCCTGGTCGGCCCACTGGCCGCACTCACAGGGCCTTGTCGCCATGGCTGGCCTCCTGCCCACGGGGTGGGTGGTGGCGGTTGAGCCACTCGCGGAGCGCTTGGCGGGCAAGCCACGATAGGGGACGCTCGAGCTGCAGCGCGATCTGGTCGAGCTGGTCCCGCATGTCCTGGGTGACCACGAGGTTGAGCCGGGCGTACTCGCCGCTGGGCTGCCTGATCACGTCCCGCGGCTTGGCTGTGGTGTTGGTGTCCATAGTGTCCATTTAATCACGGACGCCCCGGATTGCGCAATCTGGACGGTCGGTGCTAAACTTCGGGGACCGGCCCCGCAGTGGCCGCCAAGACGTCGGAGCAGGTCTCCCAGGAGCGCGTCGATCGCTTTCAATACTCCAGGGAGACGACCATGCCGTCGATCGACCGGCAGCTCCACGAACTGCCGCCGCTGATCCGGGTCCACCAACACCACCAGCTGCTGTGCCAAGCCACCAGCCTCAGCCGAGCCTCGTTGTACCGCGCACTCAGCAACGGCACCCTCGGCATCACCCCACTCCGGATCAACAGCCGGATGCTCATCCGCCGCAGCGAACTGCTCCGCACACTGGAGATCGAGCTGTGACCCAGATCTGGCGCACCGGCGAAGAACACATCCACCCCGTGCTCGCCTGCGAACGCGAAGAAGCGTTCCAAGCACTCAAACGGATCTGGGTCAACCGGCGACTCCAACACGACCAAGAGCTCCAAGAAGCCACCATGGCCTTCGCCGTCGCCCACGCCAAAACCCTGGCAGCTAAAGGCGTAGCCAAAGCGATGTTCGGAGAAGACGTCGAGATCGACCCCTACCGCGCGGAAGAACCCACCCAGGGGGCCGACCATGCCGCGTGAGTTCACACCCGAAGAACAAGCCGAAGCCCGCCGGAAAGCCGACGAGTGGATCGAGGAACAGCAGGGTATCCAGAGCCGGGTCAACGGCACCGAACCCGACGGTGGCCAACCGGATGCCCACGACGACCCCACCGGGAAGAAGCTCACCCTCACCCCCGCATCCGAGATAGAGATGCGTATCCCGAAATGGCTCTGGGACTGGCGGATCCCCATCAAAGCAATCACCCTGCTCGCCGGACGAGAAGGCATCGGCAAAAGCACCTATGTCATCCACCTCACGGCACAGATCACCCGCGGCACCCTCCCCGGGCGTTACCACGGGAAACCACACAGCGTCGCCATCATCGCCACCGAAGACACCTGGGCCGAAGTCATCGTCCCCCGGCTCGTCGCAGCCGGGGCCGACCTCGACCGCGTCTACCGCGTAGACGTCACCGACCAAGACAACAACTACGAGACTCTGAGCCTACCAGCCGACCTGCGACGGCTCGAGCAACTCTGCCGCGACAACGACGTCGTCCTAGTGGTCTGCGACCCGCTCATGTCGCTGATCCACGGTTCGATCGACACCCACATCGACCAACAAACCCGGAAAGTCCTCACACCGCTGCGGGACTTCGCAGACCGGGCACACCTGGCCGTATTGGCGGTGATCCACCTCAACAAGACCAGCACCACCGACCCACTGAACGCCGTGATGGCGTCTAAAGCCTTCACCGCCGCAGCCAGGTCGATCCTGTTCGCTGCGGCAGACCCCGAGAACGAAGACCAATACCTGCTCGGGCATCCGAAATCGAACATCGGCCCCGAACAACCCACTCTCGGGTACCGGATAGAAGCGCACAGGATCCAATTGGATGCACCCGACGAAGATGGCGGCGACCTGCTCATCACCTCGAAGATCCTCCCCGGCGACACCGACACCCGGTCGATCCAAGAAGTGATGATGCAGGCAGCGGAGCAGAAACAGAAGCCGAACCAGGGAGAGCCCGCCAACGACCTGCTCGACTGGCTGGGAGGACAACCAGCCGCAGTGTCGTTGAAAGACATCGCCGACAGATTCCCCGAAGTGAAGCGAACCACATTGAGATCTGCCCTGTCCCGGCTGGTGGGTCGAGGCTTGTTGACCAAACCGACGATCGGGCTGTTTAAGACCACCGAGCCGCAGTCACCCCCCGTAACCGATGCCCCGGTTACGAGGCCATCACTCCCCGGAGTGTTGCAACCAGGTTCCGTACCATCATCGGTGCAACAATTGCAACAATTGCAACCTGAGTTGCATATGTTGCAGGGGTTGCAGGGTGGCAGGTACGGAGATACTGCAACCACCCCAGGGCCTCCGTCACTCCCCGTTACCGATGCTGGTGACAAGACGTGCCAGGTGTGCAACCAACCGCTATCGGAGGTGCACCTCCGCAACGGCGACAAAACCCACGCCGCCCACTGCCAAACCTGCCGCCAACCCCTACTCCACCAGCGCTCCATACAAGCCGGGCAATGCGAGAAATGCCGACTCATCGAACACGAGAAAGAACAACCCAAATGAGCAACGCCTGGAGGAAAGGCAGCACCACCAAATGGCGGCGCACACGCGCCCGGGTCCTGGCCCTCAACCTAGAACAGAACCACGGCAGATGCGTACTCGCCATCCCCGGCATCTGCACCGGCAAAGCCACCCAAGCCCACCACACCAAAGGCCGAGCCACCACAGGCGACGACCCCCAACACCTCATCGCCAGCTGCGCCGCATGCAACCTCAAAGTAGGGCAGCCCAAACCACCCAGCCCACCACACAAAACCATCAGCAACTGGTGACGAACCAACGCGAATTTTAGAAGGGTAGCTGAACGGAACACCCGCTGTCCCCTGTTTCTTTCTCTCCGAGTGACGATCAGACTACTTCCAGAGGCGGCAGGGCTGGTGGCAAAGTCCGTGCCAAGTGCACGGCGCCAGCTGTGGCGTAGGCACCGTCGATGGGGCTGGCGCCTCTGCGGACGAACACCCACCGGTCGCCGCGCCACAGTTTCTGCGCAGATCCGATGTGCTGGGTTTGCATGTCGTCTTTGGGGTGGGCCACTTCGCCGGCTGCGACCTGCTCGGACAGCCCCATGCAGACTGCTGCCAGTTCGGCGTGGATTTCAACCAACTCAACCCGGCGGGGTGGCCACCCGGGGCGTTTGGTCAGGTCGGCGGCGATCGACGCGGCCGGGCCACTGGGGAACCAGCCGACCGCCCGTGGGCGGATCTTGGCGACCAGCTTGGGGAGTTCTATCCGCAGCTGCTTGGCACAGCCGTGGCCGTCCCACTGCTCGACGACCTCGGTATGGACTTTCCCGTCGATGGCGGCGGCTGCGACGAGGGTGGCGTGTGACCCGTCGAGCGCGAGGTCGATACACAACACGACCTGGCGGCGGTGTTGGGCGAGGTCGACCGGGGTGTCGGTGCCGCATACCCGCCAGCCGTCGGGGTCGATCGCTGGGTTCAGTAGCGGTGTCCGGAGGCACATCGCCTCGGTTTTGAACGCCGCGAGTTCTTCCCCGCCGGCTGCTTTGGCGCGTAGTGCGGCGCCTCGGAGCGCATCGGGGTCGATCCGCCGGCCGAGGTTGGGGTTCGCATAGGCGAGCGCTTCGAGGTCTGTCGGGTCGCTGCCGGGTGGGCTGGAGTATTCGAACAGCCCGAGCCGTGGGTCGCCGACGCCGGTTTCGATGTACTGGATAGCTGGGCCGCGGAGTGCGTCCAACACGATCGACTTGTCGTCGCCCTGGTTGGAGATCGCTATACATTGGAACTGGGGGACGGCGTTGCCGGCGTTGGTTGCCGCCGACCAGGCGTCCCAGGTGTGGTGTTCGCGGAGCTCGTCCAGCACGAGCCGGTGGACGGTCAGCGACCGGCCGGCGCGGCGGTTGTTGGCGGCGAACTTGTATGTCGAGCCGTGGTGGTTGGTGAGGTGTTCCTCGCCGATCGCCCGTCGGATCGGGTCGGGGCCGAGTTCAGCGGACAGCAGCGGGTTGGTTTGGGCTTCGTCGCACAGCTCCTTCCAGATCCGTTTAGCGTAGTCGCGGTTGGTGCTGGTGCCGAGCACCATCGGGACTTTCTCGACGAACATCCAATATTCGATCAGCACCTTCGAGACGAGGGTCTTGCCGTTCTGCCGGGCGACCAGGATCAACACGACCCGGAACCGGGGTCGGCCGTCGGGGAGCAGCTCCCCCAGGTGGATGACCACCCACTGTTCCCACGGGTCGAGTGGGGTGCCTAGGACGGTGTCGGCGAAGTCGCAGACATCGTACCCGTAAGAGGTGTCGGGGGTCAGCTCAACCAGCGGTGGTGTCCACAGCCGCGGCTGGGTCCTGCCGAGCACGGCGTTGCTCACGTCGACGCCGAAGCTCATCAAGGGGGTTGCTGGTGTGGCTGCCATCGTTGCTTACCCCCTTGCCGAGGATCGCGGCTCGGCTCTTGGGGGTCATCCCGAGGCTTTCAAGGACGGCCAGCAGGAGGGGGCCGAATTTCAACAGGTTGCCACCTGAGTCCAGGGCTTTAGCGTAGCCGGTGGCCAGTTGGACTGCTGCTTTGTCGACCGGTGGGCCATCCATCTTGGACAGGGCTGCCCGGAGGGCACCTGCGTAGGTCCGGTAGGCCATGTGACCTATTGTAGCGGCCCTGCTATCGGCTGTACAATGTGGAGTGTGAGGTGGCCCTGGTCGCGCAAGCCGGAGCCGGAGAACCTGATTTCGATTGGCGACCCGGCGTTGGCTGCCTACTTCGGGTTGGGCACCGCCGGTGCCGGGGTGCCGGTGACCGAGTCGACCTCGCTCGGGCTGTCGGCGGTGTGGCGGTCGGTGAACCTGATCGCCGGCACGCTGGCGACGTTGCCGCTGCGGACGTTGAAGGACACCGAGGCCGGGCGGGAGCGGGTCGCCGGCCTGTTCGACAACCCGGGCGCGCCGGTCGGGCTCCGCCCCTTCCAGTGGAAGCGCACCAGCATCGCGCACTTGACGCTGCACGGGAATATCTTCTGGGCGCACCTGTTCAACGGCGGTGGTGGGCTCGCCGGTTTGCTGCCGATCCACCCGCTGGCCGTCACGGTCGACTGGGAGCGGGACCCCGAGGACGGGTCGCTCACCGGCCGGAAGGTGTTCGACGCGTCGTTCCCGGACGGCACCCGCCGGCGGTACACCCCGGACACGATGACCCACATCACCGGCCTGTGCCTCGACGGGCTCCGCGGGCTGTCGCCCATCAGCGTGGCGCGGCTGTCGCTGGGCAAGGGGATCGCTGCGGACCGGGCCGCGGCGCGGGCGTACTCCGACGGTTTCTCGGCCGCCGGGATGGTCACCCCGGACAGTGACAGCGGGTGGGACCCCGGCGATGCGGCGAAGATCCAGGCGGACCTGAATGGTGCCGTCGGCGGTTGGGAGAACGCCGGCAAGCTTGCGGTGATCAACCGGCGGCTGAAGGTCGACCAGTGGTCGATGACCTTAGAAGACGCCCAGTTCCTCGGGTCGCGGGCGTTCGAGATCGAGGAGGTGGCCCGCTGGTTCGGGGTGCCTCCGCATCTGCTGGCGCAGACCGAGAAGCAGACTTCATGGGGGATGGGCGTGGAGAGCCAGAACCGGGGGTTGGGCCGGTTCACGTTGGTTCACTACTCCGCCCCGGTGGAGGAGGCGGCCACCGGCCTGACCGGCCCGTCCCGCACGGTCGAGTTCGACTACACCGCCCTTGAGCGGCCGACGCCGGAGCAGGAGATCACGCTGCTGATCGCGCAGGTGAACGGTGGGTTGATGTCCCCGAACGAGGCGCGCCGGATCCGCAACATGCCGCCGATCGAGGGTGGGGACACGCTCCGCATCCCCGCCAGCGGCCCCCAGCCGCCCGTGGCGGCCCCGGACCTGCAGGGGGTACCGGCATGAGCGTGGACCTTCAGCGGCTCGCCAGCCTCGCCCAGCGGGGGCGGGCGCTGGCACGCGGCGCACCCCGGGCATCCGGCGGCGAGTGGTTCCGGATCACCGACGCCGACGACCGGGCCAAGGTGTATATCTATGGGCCGATCGGCGACTTCTGGGGTGAGGACGATGTGTCCGCCGCCGCCTTGGTCAAGGCGCTCGACGCGGTCACCGCCCCGACGATCGAGCTGCGGGTCAACTCCCCGGGTGGGCTGGTCTTCGACGGGGTGGCGATCTACACCGCGCTAGCCGAGCACCCGGCCCGGGTCGAGGCCACCATCGACGGGGTGGCCGCGTCCGCCGCCTCCTTCGTGGTGCAAGCCGCCGACGACATCACGATACAGAAGCCGGCGTGGATGGCGATACACGACGCGCAGGGTTTGACGATGGGCGGGCCGGCCGAGCACCGGGAGATGACCGGGCTGCTGGACGAGCTGTCGGACACGATAGCCGGTATCTATGCCGGCCGGGCCGGTGGCACCGTCGCCAGCTGGCGGCAGGAGATGGGCCGGGAGGCCCGGTACACCGCCGGGCAGGCGGTGACCGCCGGGCTGGCCGACCGGGTCGCCGGCGGTGAGCAGACAGCTGCGCCGGAGGCCCGGCGCAGTCAGATGATCCGGGCTCGCGCCCGGGTAGCCCTAGGGAGGGTGTAGCAATGGCAATGACTGTCGAGGAGATCCTCGAAGCCCTCCGGGCAATCGTGCAGGCGGCCGAGGGTCGGGATCTCACCGAGGAGGAGGCCACCGCCTACGAGCAGCTGGAGGTGCAGCTTGCGGCGCGGCGGCGGGCCGACGGCATCCGGAACAGGCAGACCGCCTACGACACCCCGACCAAGGGGCAGCTGGACGCGGTGGTGCACGCCGGCACTCCGAAGCCTGACGACGACCTGAACAAAGCGTTCAACCACTACCTGCGCACCGGCAAGCCGAACGCCGACATCCAAGAGCTGCGGGTCACCAACGCCCAGCAGGTCGGTACCGACTCCGAGGGTGGCTACCTCGTCTCGCCGGAGTTCCGCCAGAAGCTGGTGGAGGTGCGGGCCGCGTACGGCGGGCTGGCAGCCGAAGTGGACAGCTTCAGCACCGAGCGGGGTGGGGACCTGGAGTACCCGAGCCTGGACGACACCGCCAACTCCGGTGACATCACCGCGGAGGAGGCGCCGGTGGCCGACGGCGACGACCTCGCGTTCGGCACCGTGGCGCTGAAGGCGTTCAAATACACCAGCGCCGGCGCGGGCACCAACCTGCCGCTGCGGGTGTCGTTCGAGCTGGCCCAGGATGCTCAGTTCGACATCCAGGGTCTGGTCGCCCGGGCGCTCGGCATCCGCATCCAGCGCAAGCAGGCGGTGGACTGGGTCAACGGCAACGGGACCACGCTCCCGTTCGGGCTGCTGCACGACGGGCTGACCGCCGACGTGGTGTTGGACACCGAGGCGACGCTCACCTACCTGAACCTGCTGGAGGCGGAGGCGGCGCTCGACCCGGCGTATTGGCAAAACGCCAAGTGGTTGATGTCGGCCGGCACTTGGGTCACACACATCAAGACCTTGGAAGACAACAACGGCCGGCCGCTGATCCTGCCGCAGGCCCAGTCCGGCATCGGCGGCGCTCCGGTGCGGGAGCTGCTGGGCTACCCGGTCACCATCGACCAGGGGTGCAACGCCATCACGGCCGACGGGGTCGCCGGCGGGTTCATGGCGCTGGGCGACTTCAAGGAGGCGTATGTGATCCGCCGGGTCGCCCCGTTCACGCTGATCGTCGACCCGTACTCCCGCGCGGTCAACGGGCAGATCCAATACCACGCGTGGGAGCGGGCCGACGGCAACATCCAGAACCGGTCCGCGTACGCGACCGTCGAGAACATCACCACCTAGGAGGGTGACCCGTGCAGATCAAGGGCAACCCGGAGGCCCTCAAGGCGTACCGGGCGCACAAGCTGAAGGCGCTGGAGAAGACCGCCCCGGCCCGGAAGGCGGCGGACCGGCGCAAGGCGCTGGTCAACGGCGCCGACGCAAAGTAGCGAAGGGGGTAGGCAGCTGTGGCGTGGGAGCCCGACTACGTGTCGGCTGCGGAGTTGAAGGCGTGGGAGCGCATCGACGACGCGGTCGACGACACGCAGTTGGCGCTGATCGTCACAGCTGCCTCCCGCGCGGTGGACCGGCACACCCACCGGCAGTTCGGGGTGGTGGCCGCCGCGGAGGAGCGGCGCTACACCGCGGTGTGGGACCGGCGCCGCTGCCGCTGGCTGATTGAGATCGACGACCTGATGTCGACCACCGGGCTGACTTTCACGACGGAGGCCGGGCAGATCGGGACTTACGACCTGGAGCCGATCAACGCCGCCCAGAAGGGCCGCCCGTGGGAGCGGGTGGTGATCCACCCCGACTCCGCGGTCAAGCCCACCAGCGAGCAGCACGGGGTGACCGGTGATGGGCTGTGGGGCTGGTCGACGGTACCCGCCACGGTGAAGCTGGCCAGCCGGTTGCAGTCGGCCCGGTTCGTCGCCCGCCGCGACTCCCCATATGGCATCGCCGGCTCACCCGAGCTGGGTTCGGAGCTGCGGCTGCTGGCCCGGGTCGACCCGGATGTGGCGGTGGTGCTCGGACCGTATGTCCGCTGGTGGGGTGCTGCGGCATGAGCAGCTCCATGGATGAGAACGTAGAGACCCGGCTCGTACGCATCGAGACGAAGCTGGACCTGACTATCGGACACAACCAGCAGCTGACCTCCGATCATGAGGCGAGGCTGCGCGGTTTGGAGCGGCGGTTCTGGATAGCGATCGGGTTCGCGGTGGCGTCGCTGGCCGCCAACGCCGGGCAGCTGGTCACTTATCTGGGTGGTGGTGTCGGGTGAACCTTGCCAGCGTGATGGCGCAGATAGCGACCCAGCTGGACACGATCGCCGGGCTGCGGGTGTTCGCGTGGTCGGCCGGGAAGATCGTCCCACCGGCGGCGATCGTCGGCTGGCCGGAGGAGGTCACCTTCGACGCGACGTACGGCCGGGGAATGGACACGCTGACCCTGCCGGTGTTCGTGGTCGCCGGGCGGCCCACCGACCGGCAGACGGTGGCGCTGCTGGGTAAGTACGCCGACGGGTCGGGCGCCGCCAGCGTGAAGGCGGTGATCGAGGCGGGCTCCGCGTACACCGCGTTCGAGGCGGTGCGGGTGGTCTCGGTGGAGTTCGATGTGTACACCATCGGCGCAGTCGACTATATGGGTGCAGTGTTCATGTTGGACGTAGGAGGGAGTGGCACCTGATGGCCCTGAAGCACGGCAAGGATACGGTGGTGAAGGTCGACGGTGACGACCTCAGCCTCTTCACCAACACCAGCGAGTTCAAGCCGACCACCGACACTGAGGACACCACCACCTACGGCGCCGACGGGCACGTGTACGACCCGGGCCTGACCGACGGCGAGTTCACCATGGGCGGGTTCTATGACTCGACCGCCTCGACCGGGCCGCGGGCGGTGCTCCAGCCGCTGAAAGGTGCGGCGGCGAAGGTGCCGGTGATCCGGCAGCCGGAGGGCACCGGGTCGGGGCTGCCCCAGGACAGCTTCACCGGGGTGATGACCGCCTACACGGAGTCGAACCCGGTGGAGGGGTATATCAAGTGGACCGCCAGTTTCAAAATCAGCGGCGACGTTAACAGCGCGGCGCAGAGCGCGTAGGAGGCACGGTGGACAAGGCGTCGCTACTGCAACCGGTGCCGGAGCTCGACGACACCGACTGGGTTCCGCTGCGCGGCGGTGGGCAGATCCGGGTACGGGGGCTGTCCCGCAACGAGCAGCTGAAGGCGGTGAAGAACGAGGACGTCAACCAGGACGGGATTCCGCAGGCCGAGCGGGCGGCGCTGATCGAGGCGCGGATGGTGTCGGCTGGGATGCTCGACCCGCCGATGTCGTTCGCGGAGGTGCGGCAGTGGCAGGGCACCCGCGGTAAGGCCGCCGACGTGATGGCCGCCGCGGTCCGGATTCAGCAGCTGTCCGGGATGATGCCCGACGCGCCCAAAAGCGGTGTGGCTGGAGATGGAGACGACCCCGGGTCTGGAGTTCGAGCATTATCTGGCGGCGAAGCTGTCGATGACGGTGGCGGAGCTGCGCACTCGGATGAGCGCTAACGAGTTCATGCGGTGGGGTGTCTACTACCGGCGGCAGGCCCAGGTGCAGGAGCTGGAGGCCAGGAAGGCGAGGGGGTGAGCGCAGGTGGCGGGTCGGCGCAGGAGGCAGGTGTCCGGCCTGATCGGGATCGAGGGGCTGGCGGAGTTCAGCCGCAACCTGCGCAAGCTGGACTCGGAGCTGCCTAAGGCGCTGCGGCTGGCGCTGAACGAGGCGGCCGACCTGGTCGTCGACGAGGCCCGGCCGGGTATCCCCAGCCGTTCGGGACGGGCGAAGCGGTCGGTACGGAAGGCGTCGACCCGCACCGCGGTACGGGTCCGTGGTGGCGGCGCCCGGGCACCGTACTACCCGTGGCTGGACTTCGGCGGCCGGGTCGGGAAGGGCCGCTCGATCGAGCGCCCGTTCCTCAAAGAGGGCCGGTACATCTACGCCGGCTACTTCCGGCTGCGGGACACCGGCCAGTTCCAAGAGACACTGGCCGCGGCGCTGCTGAAGGTGGCCGCACAGGCCGGGGTGGCGGTGGACTGAATGGCCGGGAAGAACGTCGTCACCCTTACCTTGGTGGGGGACCACAAGAAGCTGACCGAGTCGTTCGAGGCGGTGAACGACTCAGCTAAAACCATGGATGACACGGTGAGCAACTCGACCGGCGGGTTCGACCGGGCCACCGAAGCGAGCGACCAGCTCGACACTAAGGCGATGGGGTTCCGCGACACCGTCACCGGTGTCCAGGACTCGGTGAAAGGGTTCGGCTCACTCCTTAAGGGAGACTTCTCCGGTGACGCGCTGCTGACCGCCGGTATGGGCGTCGGCGACCTCGCCTCCGGGTTCACCAACCTGCTCGGGCCGGCGCTCGGCAGGACCATGGGGTGGCTGGCGCAGACCCGGGTGGGGATGATGGCTATGCACGGCTGGTCGCTGCTTGTCTCCGGCGCCACCAAAGTGTGGGCCGGGGTACAGGCTGCCTTCAACGTGATTATGGCGTTGAACCCGGTTGTCCTGATCATCATCGCCATTGTCGCGCTGGTCGCCATCATCGTGTTGATCGCCACCAAGACGACCTGGTTCCAAGACCTGTGGCACGCCATCTGGTCGAAGATAGGCGACCCGGTGAAGGCTGTCTGGGGGTGGATCAAAGACACACTGTGGCCCGGTATCCGGAAAGTCTGGGAGGGCATAGTGGACGGAGTGAAGAAAGTATGGGAGGGGATTAAGACATACTTCGGGTTTTGGAAGGGGATCATCGACAAGGTGATGGACTGGGTCGGGGATATCCCCGGCCGGATCGGGCGGGCGTTCCGCGGGCTCGGCGACGCGATCTCGGCGCCGTTCCGGGCCGGTTTCGACGCGGTGAGGTCGTTTTGGAATAACGTGGTGGGCGGGAAGGGCTTCGACATCCCGAGCTGGGTTCCGGGGGTGGGTGGGAAGTCGTTCCGGTTCCCCAGGTTCCACAGCGGCGGGGTGGTGCCCGGGGCTCCCGGCAGTGAGATGCTGGCGGTGCTGCAGGCGGGTGAGCGGGTCACCCCGGCTGGGCAGTCCGCCACGGTGGTGCTGGAGATCCGCTCGGGGGGGAGCAGGTGGGATGACGCACTGGTGGAGGCGCTTGGCCGCGCTGTTCGTGTCCGCGGCGGCAACGTCCAGCTTGTGTTGGGCTCTCCCGGCGGGGGGTGACCCGGTGGCCAAACAGGCGGTACAGGTGAGCATGTTCTACGACGGCGTGTTCAACGACGTAACCGCGGACGTGCTGGTGAAGCCCCCGATCTCGATCACCCGGGGCCGCGCCGACGAAACCCAACAGCCGGCCCCCAGTACCGCGACGCTCCGCTTCAAAGGCTGGAAGTACAGCCCGGACAACCCGACCTCCGAACTGTTCGGGAAAATCGGCCGGAACACGGTGATCAAGGTCGCGATGGTCGCCGCGCCGATCCGGTTCACCGGCGAGATCGCGAGCTACACGCTGCGGCAGACTCTCGGCGGGCCGGACAACCCGCCGTTCCGGTGGGTGGAGGTGGTCGCCACCGGTGTGACGCGTCGGCTCGGGCAGGGTGCTGACCCGCTGGAGTCGGCACCCGCCCGGTTCGCGAGGCTGGGCGGGGCGGTGGGCTACTGGCCGCTGGGGGACCTGCCCGGCGCGACGCAGGCCGCCTCCGGGCTGTCCGGCGGCGACCCGCTGCGGCCGAAGCTGGTGTCCCTGGTCGGGTCGCCGGTGGCCCCCGACGCGCCGCTGGAGTGGGGCCAGGGTCCCAGCTTCCCGCATCTGCCCCCGGGGATGCGCACCCCCGACTTCGCCGCCCACGGGGAGTCGGTGGAGCTCCATGGCACAGCCGCCCAGGGGGCCGGCGGTGGGCTGGCGGTGGACGTGCTGTGGCGCTCGGAGGCCCCGGCGGGCACCGACCCGGCCGACACGGTGCCGCAGTCGGTGGCCTTCCGGGTGGTCGACCAGGATGGGCTGCGCTGGATTCTGCTGCGCAACACGACCGCCACCACCTGGCAGGTGCTTGTGCAGGATGCCGACGGGGGTTCCATCGACAGCTTCACCACCAGCGCGTCGCCGGCGCTGCACGACGGGCAGGTCCACCACCTGCGGCTTCAGGTGGACGACGCCGCCGGCACCACTGCCGACGTGACGGTCTACGTGGACGGCGTTTCGATCGGGTCGGACACGTTCACCGGGGTGTCATCAACCCTGGCCGCCCCGGGGCCGGTGCGGCTGTCGTTCGGGCGCATCGACGGGCCGCCCGACCTGTCGCTGCCGGTGCAGCTGGGACACCTGGTCGTGTGGGACGGCGGGTACCCCAGCGTCGCTGACATGCTGGACGCCTACCGCGGCCACCCGGGCGAGCCGGCCGCCGAGCGGATCGACCGGGTGCTGCTGGAGGAGGGTATCTCGTTCAGCGTCTCCGCCGGAACCGCCGCAGACACCATCCCGCTGGGGCCGCAGTACCCGGATGGGCTGATGGCGATCATCCGGGAGGCGGCCGACGCCGACGATGGGGTGGTCACCGACCACCGGCAGGTGTCCGGCACCGTTACTTACTTCACCGGCCGCAGCCGGTACAACCAGGACCCGGCGCTCGAGGTCGACTACGCGCAAGATGAGGTGGCGCAGCCGCTCGAACCTGCGATCGACGACCAGGCGACCCGCAACGATGTGACGGTGACCCGCCGGGATGGTGTCAGTGTGCAGGCGGTGGACCAGGACGGGCCGCTGGGGATCGACGCGATCGGGCGGGTCACCACGTCGGTTCAGGTCAACGTGATGGGCGACGGGATGGTCGGCGACCAGGCCGGCTGGCGGCTGCTGCTGGGCACCGTCGGCGGCACCCGCTACCCGCGGCTGACCGTCGACCTGGTCGCCTCACCCGGGCTGGTGTCCGAGGTCAACCAGATCGAACTGGGCGACCTGATCACCGTCGCGAACCTACCGGCCGAGCTGTCGCCGGATCTGGCGCGGCTGCTGGTGCTCGGGTGGACCGAAGTGATCGGCTCCCACAGCCGCAAAATCACCTTCAACACAGTACCGGCGAAGCCTTACCAGATCGGCGAAGTGGAACACGACGACTACTCGCATGTCGGGCCTGACCCGGCGTGGGGGTTCACCACATCCGCCTCGTTCACCTCCGGCACCTCCACTTCGATGGGGGTGGCGTTCAGCGGCAACCAGCCCGGGTTCCTCGGGGCGGATGTGCCGTTCGATATCCTGGTCGCCGGGGTGCGGCTGCACGTGACCGCCACCTCGGGCGCCAGCTCCCCCAATGTGCTCACCGTCGACCAGGCGCCGGTCAACGGGGTTGTGAAAGTGATCCCCGCCGGAACCCAGGTCGGGCTGTTCCACCCCGCGTACATCGGACTGTAGAGGAGGTCGTTCATGTCCAGCGCAGGGCAGCAGCTGGTAGCCGGGCGGATCCCCGGGGAGCGGATCGGCAAGACGACCGTAACCTCGGACTCCGCGACCTTCAACACCACCGAGACCGTCATCCTGACCCTGGTGTTCCCGACCGTGGCCGGCCGGACGTACGAGATCTGGGCATGGGTGACAATCTCGTCGACAGTCGACAACGACGACGTGCGGCTGATCCTGCGCCAGGACAGCGTCTCGGGGGCCATCATGCAGGAGAGCAACTTCGAGCTCACCCACGACCTACAGTCGACCCGGGGCGAACCTGAGACGCTGGTGGTCGACTACGTGGCCGACGCCACCGAGAACAAGACGATCGTGGTCACCGGTACGAGGGCCTCCGGCTCCGGCGAGATCCGGCTGGAGGCTAGCAGCAACAAGCCGTCGGCCATCTGGGCGAACTATGTGAGCGGCTGAGCCGCTCGACCTACCCCGGGGTGTTGGGGTTGGGTTGGGGCACCGCGTCCCACCCGGGGGACCCCGGGGAGCCCGGGACACCCACCGAGACACCCCGGGAGACAGGCCGGGACTGCCGGAGACGGGCGACATCCCCCTGGCAGTGTGGGGGTCAGGGGTTCGAGTCCCCTCGGCTCCACCCAGCCCACAGGCCGGGTGTCATCGACAAACGTTAGCGAGCATGCCGTCGTACAGCACGGGAGTACAGCCGTGCTCATGCATGCTCCAGACTCTCACCAAGCCGCTTGAGTGCATCCCGGGTCTTATTCGAGGAAACCTGGGTGTAGACCTCCATGGTGATATCGAAGTCAGCATGACGCAGGATCTGCATGGCGACCCGGGGGTGCACGTCCAGGTCGACGAGCAGGCTGGCGCAGGTGCGGCGCGCATCGTGCACGCTGATCCGCCGGACCCCGGCTTGCTCGATCCGGTGGACGTAGGAGCGGTGGAAGTTCCGAGGCTCGATCGGCGTCCCGTACTGGGTCGTGAACACAAGCCCGCTTCGGTGCCATGCTGCGCCGGCCCGTTGGCGGTCGGTCTCCTGACGAGCGCGCCGGAGCCGCAGTGCCGTGACGCAGATGTCCGGCAGCGGCAGCGCTGCGTCGGATGTCTCGGTCTTGGTCTCGCGGTGGTGGAGCTGGCGCCGGACCCGCTGGAGCTGGCGGCCAACGGTCAGCTCTGCTCGGTCCGGGTCGACATCATCCCAGATGAGGCCCAGCATCTCACCGCGCCGGAGCCCGAGCGCGAGCACCAGCACGTGCCCAGCTCCACATACTTGCCATCCAGCAGGCACAGCCTGACGTCGGTGGACAGGGCAGCGTGGGCGATGATGTTGCTCAGGAGGGTGGACTTCCCGCCGCCGGGCAGGCCAGAGGCCTGCCGGTGAAGGGTGCGAGGCACACCCCGGCCCCGACCTCCCGTGTGCCACGTCACACAGCCACCTCGACCACGTTGACTGGGGGGAGCTACAACCCGGCTCCACTGTACTACAGTCCGGGTTTGAGACGTAGACGAGCATCGAAGCGATAGACGTCGCTTGTGGTGGCTGCGGGGCTGCGAGACGGAGGGCGGCCACCCTAAGATCTGGATCTTGTGACAGAAACTGAACAGAGGATGGCCGCCCAGGCCATGGTAGAGGCAGACCTGGCGGTGTGGCCGCGGTGGCTGGACGTGGCGATGTTGATCATCAGTCCGGTGTTCGCGCAGGCCCGCTCCCGGTGGGCGGCCTTAGATTACGTGTGTGCGCTGCTGCGCGCCGATGGGCGGCGTTCGTGCTGGCAGCTGGCGGAGCTGGCCGGGCACGCCACACCCCGCCGGTTGCAGGCGCTGCTGGCCGAGTATGTGTGGGACGCGCGGGTGCTACTGGAGCGGGTACGCGGCTTGCTGCTCGACGCGTTGGCCGACCCGGGCGCGGTGCTGGCCATCGACGAGACCGCCGAGCTGAAGGCGGGCGAGCACACGGTGGCCGTGGCGCCGCAGTACGCCGGCATCACCGGGCAGGTGGAGAACTGCCAGACCGTGGTGTTCCTGGCATACGTGACCGCGCGGGCGCACGCGTTGATGGACTTCGCGTTGTACCTACCCAAGACGTGGATCGGCGACCCGCACCGGCGGGCGCGGGCGCAGGTGCCCGACGAGGTCGGGTTTGCGACCAAGCCGCAGCTCGCGGTCGACCTGGTCCGCCGGGCGGTGGCCGGATCGGTGCCGTTCGCGTGGATCGTGGCCGACGAAGTCTATTGCGCCACGAGGCGCCTTGTTGTATCCCCGGCGCAGCCGGGAGGAACGCGGAGGGAGGTTTCTGGGTCTGATGGCTTACCTGGAACCGAAAGGATAAGGGGACAAGAGC